GTTCCAAGACCATCAACGCGATTGCGATCATGAACGCCAACGCGACCAAGACCATGGCTGAGGTCATCGCCTTGATCGCGGCTGATTCCGAGTTCGGCGGCGATATGGCTTCCGCTCGTCACTACTACCAGTACATGGTCCGCAACGACCGTGCGGCTGGCAAGGTTGAAAAGTCGGCTAAGGCTCCGAAGGCTGTCAAGGCTAAGGTTGCCAAGGTCAAGGCTGACAAGATCGTGAAGCTCTCCGCCGTCGTAAAGAAGGTTTCTGAGAAGTTCGTTGAGTCTCGTCAGAAGACCGACGCTGATCTGGCTGTCGCCAAGAAGAACCTTGAGACGATGAAGGCAGTGACTGCCAAGCACAAGAAGTACTCGCAGATTGCCCGTGAAGAGGGTCCGGGAGTTGAGAACTTCGACCCTACCCAAGCTCGTGCAGAAGTTGATAACATTCTCGCCGAAATGGACCAGCTTGATTCGTTCAAGTCGCCTTCGAAGCTTACCCGTGATGAAGTCAAGTACATGGTCTGAGCAATTGGGTGGACCTACGGGTCCATTCCTCTCTAGCAGATTAAGGTCTGCTGCAGTGGAATGGTTTCTAGGAGATGATGATGTCTGGACTTGATGAACGCATGAATGAGGGCATTGACCGCCTGATCGCTCGGCTTGAAGCTCTCAAGGTTCAAGAAGGAAAGTATTCGGCGAAAGCCTATGAAGTTGCCATGGTGGCGCTGGATGCTAAGAACTACGCCGACTATTGGGAATACAAGCTCAATGACTGGGCGAGCGATTGGGCTACCGATTGAGGAGATGATGATGTCTGAATTCGAAAAAGATAAATTCGTTGAGATCATGAAAGAGATAGCCGTCCAGCTTTCGTTTCTGGTTGGCGGTATCGTTCTGGTTGGTCTTGGCTCGAACTTCTACCTTGGCTTTGGGCTTGCTGCCCTGATAATCTACGGAAAGACCATCAAATGACTGACAAGACGTTCACTGCCGTGCGGATATCGTCCGTTGATTGAAGAGATCATGAGGATCTACGCGATATTTTCTTTCTGCGCAGCTGTTGCTGTGGTTATGCCGCCCTGCACGAGAGAAAATTATTCGTTTGACTTTAAAACAAGTATGCGGTACAATCTCTTATAGGCTGATGAAACAAAGAGGACTGACACAATGGCTCACATGATTGAAATGGTTAACGGCAAAGCTCAGATGGCATACGCTGGGGAGCTTCCTTGGCACGGTCTCGGAACTAAGGTTCCCAATGATCTGACTCCGGCTCAGATGCTCGAAGCTGCTGGTCTCGACTGGTCTGTTGAGAAGATTCCTGCCTTCGCGAAGGTTGGTGGCAAGAATGTCAATATCGGTCAGTCGGCGCTTGTTCGTTCCTCTGACAATCAGATCCTCGACGTTGTTTCGAATGACTGGAATCCCGTCCAGAACGCAGAGGCTTTTGACTTCTTCAATGAGTTCGTTGCGGCTGGTGATATGGAGATGCATACGGCTGGCTCTCTCCGTGATGGTCAGATCATCTGGGGTCTCGCCAAGGTTAAGGAGAGCTTCGAGCTGTTCAAGGGTGACAAGATTGATTCCTATCTGCTGTTCTCCAACTTCCACAAGTATGGCTTCTCGACTGACGTCCGCTTCACTCCTATCCGCGTCGTGTGCAATAACACGCTGACCCTGTCTCTGAACAGCAAGGTCGAGCGGATGGCTAAGGTCTCTCACCGCAAGGAATTCCGTCCTGATGACGTGAAGGGCATGCTTGGGATTGCTACTGAGAAGCTTGCCAAGTACAAGGATATGGCTCAGTTCCTCGGCTCCAAGCGTTACACCGAAGAAAATATCGTTGAGTACTTCACTCGGATCTTCCCTGTCACTGGTTCGGGTGAAAAGAAGAAGGAAGTGTCCAAGAATGCTCAGTACGCTCTGGACATTCTCGAGACTCAACCTGGTGCAGAGTACGCTGCTGGTTCTTGGTGGCAGGCATTCAACGCTGTTACGTTCCTGACCGATCATGTGATTGGTCGTACCACGGACAGCCGCTTGACTTCTGCTTGGTACGGTTACTACAAGGGTGTCAAGACAAAGGCTCTTGAGACTGCGGTTGAAATGGCGGAGGCAGCGTGAGACCAACAGCGGAGTTTTTCGAAACTCTCGGTCAGTACATTTATGAGTACGTCGACAACAATGGACTCATACTTTATGTTGGCAAAGGAGTTGGTGATCGTTGTTTGGTGCACCTGAAAGACAAAGGCTACGTCATCGATCACTGTCATATTGTGGCGAGGAATTTGGAGAAGTTCATCGACAAACCCTCTCTGCTTCTTGAATCTTATATGATCAGCAATCGTCATCCGCAGGACAATATTGTCGCGGGACACTACAAGGAATGTTTCAAAGTGGCTTCTCTGTCTTCAATGTTCTCTGACTTCCAATCAGACCAATTCGATAATTTCGAGAAGTTCCCTGACTGGTATATTGATAATTATCATGATACGTTCAAGAATCGAATCGCGGAAATCAAAATTCGCTCTAGCTCTACGTTCATGATCAGCAATGCTCGCAACTCTATGTACATGATGTGGTACTGGTCCTCGACGGACGAAAGCATCAAGGTCACATTCGAGATCAATCAGGGCGACGACCAGAAGCTCGAACACATAAAAAATAAAATGTTTGACTGGCTGAGCTCAAACGGCTATAATAAAAAGAATGGATCGGCTCCTTTCCCAGATGGCAAGAAGCAAAAGTTTGCTATCACTGTCGAGTCTATCGATGAAGTGATCGTGTTGTTCAAGAAGTTCATGTCCTAGGAGCAATCAATGACCAAGGTTATCGAATTCCCCACTGATTCAGTTATCGTCAAGGGTCAGGCTGTTAAGGTTCCTACTGTTGGAGCAGAATATCTGTTCCTCTGTAAACGGTTCTTGACCATCGAGGACTACGAGGAAGTGTTGCTCTCGATCATGGACGAGGAGTATTACAAGGATGCTGAGATTCAGATCAAGGCAATCGTTGATTCGTATTTCTCCTTTCCTTGACTTTCAGCTAGATATAGCGTACAATCATTGAAATAGGAGAATCAGTATGGCTCGTCGTCCCGCAATTATCGCTAAAAAGGCTAAGACCACTCGAGTGTCGAGAGACACAACGTATTTGGTCAACCTCAAATACATGGGACCCGAGCCAGAGTTTCTCGGTGCAATGACTCATGGTGAGTATGGGTTTGCATTGAATTGGTACAATGCAATGTGCAGCAACAACGATGCACGTGAGTACATTACTGATTATCTTGTCAAGCGCAATCGAAAGCCAGAGGCAAAGCTTCTTGCCAAGCTCGACAATTGTTGGGTTCCTACGACAGTGGCTTGGCGCTGTCGTATGCTCGATCGTGGGTATGAAGTGCCTAATGAGGGTGATTTTCTAGAAAAGGAACTAGCTAAGGCTCTGGATCGAGTTTCCAAGGAGGAAACGTCCAACGAGAAAAATACAATCTCGATCCAAGATCGTATGCGCGAACGCCAGAGTGATATTCTTGGTGACATCGAAGAGATGATTGATAATGGTATTGAATTTTCTCTTTACGATTGGTTGAAGTCCAAGGAGATTCCTGCATCCTACTGCACGGCTATCATTCAGTACTACACTCCCTGGCTTGAGGAATTGTTCGAAGCATTCGAGGGAGACGACGAGCAGGTCAAGGAGGCATATTCCTATATGAGTAAGAAGAAGCTCAAGGAACGCATTATGCTGTTCTCCAAGCTTCTAGAAGATGCTCATCGCTACGGTGATGTTACCAAGAAGACTCGTGCACCACGTAAGCCTCGCACTGTCTCTGTTGAGAAGAAGCTTAAGGGGTTAAAGTTTCAAAAAGAAGATAACAACTATAAGATTGCCTCGATTAATCCAGAGAAGATTATCGGAGCACAAGAGCTATGGACGTTCAACACCAAGTACAAGACGATTACTGTGCTCCGTGCATTGGATCGTGGTGGGCTCCAAGTCAAGGGAACTAGTATCATCGGATATGATGAAGCAACAAGTGTTACAAAAAGAACAGGTCGTCAACCTGAGAAACACTTGACTTCTATCACCACAGGCGGTAAGATGATACTCAAGAAGGCGCTAGTTGATCTGAAAGATGCTCCTCTAGCATACCGAATTAACGAGAATACAATTCTATTGAGGGTTATGTGATGAGATATTCTTTGGTTCGCGAAGACGGTGCTGGTGACTCTGGATCTATGTGCCAAATTCTTGATCCTGAGAACTATCGTCCAGTTGATGGCGACTACCCTCGGCTTGGCTTTGGTATCCGAGTAGGTTCGCCTTATGGTCGCACATATTCATCACAGGACTATTGGCAAACAACACCAGTGACTGAGATCCTTGAAGAGAAGATCAATGAAGATGGTTACTGGACTGTGAAGTTCAAGACAAAGAACTCTGTATACACCTGGAAGGAATTCTAATGATTGACTGTTGGATCTTTGATATGGATGGCACGCTGTGCAATAGCGACCATCGTCAGCACTTCCTTGCTGGTGGGAAAAAGGATTGGGCTGGTTGGTTCCGTAACATGGATAAGGATCCACTGCACGAGGATGTAGCTCAATTTTATGATTTTGCAGTTGCAAGTGGTATACCTGTGTTCATCTGCACTGGTCGCGATGAAGGATACCGTTCTGTCTCTCAATTTTGGTTGGATCAAAATGACATCGGAGTTGATGGATTGTATATGCGCCCAGCTGGAGATCGTCGAGATGATTCAGTAATCAAGAAGGAAATGCTTGACAAACTGCGTGCATCAGGGTATAATCCTGTTATGGTTTTTGAAGACCGTGATCGTGTTGTGAAGATGTGGCGAGAGAATGGTATCCGCTGCATGCAAGTTGCTAACGGAGATTTTTGATGTCTAAGAAAACTGTGATGATGATTGATCCGCCTTCGGGTTGGAAGTATGGCTTCCCTATGCCAATTGATCTTCAAGAATCAAAGGGTCGTGTTCTTGAATGGCTAGTCGAGCACGGTTATCCTCAGAAGGAAATTGATGCTTGTGGCGACCACTTCTATTGTCGTTATTGGGAACATGTGATTACAGAAAATGAGGATGAAACAAATGCAAATTGAAATTGATGACTCGATTCTTGATAATATCATTGTTGAACGGTTTAAGAAGGATTATATCTCTGCACAGGATGACATCCATCGCCTGTTGAGTAAAGGATTCGTTCATGATTACGAACGAGAAGACCTTTGGATGTTCAAGGAAACAGCAAATGCTCTTGAGGTGCTTCTTCGGTACTACATGTACCGTCCAGAGGCTGATGCTTGGATCAAGGATCACTCATGAACCGTAGATCGTTCTTCTCCTTTCTTCCTGCTGCTCCAATTGGTATGCTAATGGCTGTTGAGGCTATGGCGAAAACGCAACCAACGTCAATGGCTCCTGAAAAGGAATTGATGACGTTGACTGCTCATAAACCACCACCTCCTACTTCAAAGTATCCTGAATGGTCTCAAACATTCATTGGTGGTGGAGGTGGTGGTGGCTCTGGTAGATATCTTCAAGTTGTTGATGCTGGCGATGGTTGGGTTACTGATTACATTGCTTTAGCACAGCCGCACAATATCATTTTGGGAGAAGGTATGAAGATCGAAAGTTCTCCTAATCAATTTGATGAAGAAACCAAGGTTGCTATGTCTGTTGGTAAAGATGGACATCTATGGCTGAAGATCAACGATGAGTGGAAGCGGATTGTTACCGAATAATATTGACACCTACGTGCTAACGTAGTAATATAAATATATTGCTTGGTTGTTGAGGCGTAAGGAATAGACAGTTTGGACGGGAGTGCAAATCTCCCCACCTCCACCATAAGCACTAACGCATTAGCTGCACCAGAAATGCCGTATGCAGGGGAATGTAAGTCGAGTAGTGCTTATGATGGGGGTGTATAGGTTCGACAGGCTGTGATAAAGTTACGATTAGACTAAGTAAACTCGTAAATGCAACATATGCATCAAACGACAATGTTCCTTATTCAGCAATGAAAGTTGCTGCTTAATTAACTGAGTCTGCGGTCTGACAGGGAACCGTATTACCTAATCCCTGTCGCCTTATTTTTCCATTTGCAGACCCTGAACATTGACGAGAACAAAATCGTTTTGTTGGTATAGTTGTTTCTATATCTTTATCACAAGTTTCACATTTAATAATTCTTTTGGCGTTTTTAGTTTTAGAAGCTCTAATTTTATCTCTTGTTTCTTGAGACCTTACTAAACCAGTCATTCCTTTGTTCCAAACATCATAATCAAGTTTCAATCCTCGATTCCAACCACCTATTGTAGATTTACCTTTATTGGTTCCAAATCCATTACCGCCAACAGCAGATTTCTTTTTGTTGTAGTACTTTGTTGTTTTGTTGTATATATTTGGGGTCCAGTAAAGTTCTTCATCACGAATCATATTAAGCCACCTTTGCTCAGCCTCACGGAGAGCCTTTGTGTCTGAATATACATATTCTAAAACTTTGAATTTGAAGGTTTCTGGTCTTTTCTTATAAGCTCGTTTCATCATCTCATTGGAACAAATATAAGAGTCATTAACTTTACCATAATGACCACCAATGTAGAAAAATTTTGCTTTGGTATCGTACCAGATATAAACGTAACCTGTATAAATATGCATAGCTGTGATCTCCTTGTAAGACATAGAGTCAGTGGATATTGGTAGTATCGCGACTGACAATCTATTTATACTAATTGGTTCCTTAGCTCAGCTGGATAGAGCATCAGACTTCTAATCTGAGGGTCGTTGGTTCGAGTCCAACAGGAATCGCCATATCTAAACGACTATAATGTAAAGGAAATGAAAATGAAGTACACACTATCCACTATCGCATTCTTGGCTGGTACTGTTGGAGCTTTGGCTTCTGATTTGCCTTCGAAGAGCATTCCTCTTCCTCCAACTCCAATTCATGAAGGATCACTTCCTTATTTTGTTGGTGCTAACATTGGAAGTAATAGTGATAAGACTCGTGTTTATTCTGGTGGTATTTCTCTCGGCGCATATGCCAGTGAATATCTTGCTACCGAAATGACATATGATTATGCCAGCCCAAGCAAGGAAATTGCAGGCAAGCGTGATTCTAAGCAGACAGTTGCTGTAAATGCTGTTCCTCAGTTGCCTTTGTTTGGGACTGGCGCTTCTGTTTATGGTCTTGCTGGCGTTGGATATAATTGGGATTCTATTTCACGTGATCGTTCTATCTACAACGTTGGTGGTGGTGTGAAGTATCAGTTTGCTCGTAATATTGAGCTTGACACTCGTTATCGCCACACTGATGCTATTGAAAAGAAGGATCGTAATTCAGACGATCGTGTTACGCTTGGTGTTAACTACAAGTTCTGATTATTAGAGGGTGGGTAATTCCACCCTTTTTTCTTTGTGGAGTTATTATGATCAATTTGAGTCACACGTCATTCATTGAAGATATTGAAAAACTTAGACGAGCCAAGAATATGGAATACATCGATGCAGTTGTGCATTGGTGTGATAAGAATAAGATCGAAGTTGAATATGCTGCTTCATTTATTAAAAAAGATGCAGTGATGAGATTTAAAATTCAAGAAGAAGCAGAAAATCTTAACGTCTTAAAGAGAAGTGCTCGCCTTCCAATATAAATAATTTAAAAAGATGGAGGGTGATATGCATCTAAGAACTGCTGGGAAACCAAAAAAGATTCCACTAGCACTCTGTAAGAAAGCTGTTCTCTTCTACGGTAAGAAATTACTCTCCGATAATCTTTTTAATAAAATAGAAGTTGAGCTTGTATTTAATGATCCGACAATTGGTCGAGATGTGTACGGCTACTGCGACTGGAACGATGAGAATACTCGTTCCAGAGATTTCACAATAACAATCAGACCAAATCTAAGCAAGAAACAAACTCTTCTCGTGTTGGCTCATGAGATGGTCCATGTAAAGCAATATGCCAAAGGTGAAATGAAAGATTACATGCGAATGAAGCGTGTGAAATTCAACGGTAAGATATATGATGAATCAATGGACTATTGGGATCATCCATGGGAGATAGAAGCTCACGGACGCGAGAAGGGTTTGTATTTTAAATTTCTTGATAATGAAAGGTTGAACAATGGGTAAGCGTGTTACAGCATACGTAGAAACAGAGGTTGATGTTCATCTCAGTGATTTTGAAGAAGATGATATCGTTGATTATCTTGAAGATAAGGGTTATACTGTTATGGAAGGTATCAATCATTCTACCTTTGATAACATGGCTGATCTAGACAAAAAGATCTGGCAGCTGTATCTAACATATAAGTCTGACAATGGTGCTGGACCTCAAATGGAAAAAGAGCTTGGTGCATTTTTCGCAGAATATTACAACAAAGTTAGTGTATGATGTCAGCTTTTGAATGCTATCAAGAATACCTGGCGCTCAAGAATCATTTTACGTTGCCTTCCTACGATTATTTCAAGTACAATGGTAAGACACGTAATGCCACAGTCCAAACATTTGAGAAGAGAAACGACAAGCTCTATTTCCAGAAGCTAGCGAAACATCCTGATCCTCGTGGTCTGATGGTTTCTAATTTGCTCGTGAATAGCAAAGCATGGATCAAAGAGCTTGCATATGGCGACACTTCGAAGCAGATCTATAATGATTGGCAGAAGCGTCAGCAGTCTCTCCTTTATTTGTTTAAAGAAGAATTGTCCAAGCTTAAGGAAAATTTTGATTCGAACTTCCGAGCAGAGGATAACAGCCACCCATATGTATTGAAATTGTTCTTGCAAAAGCAGATCAGTTTCGAGACATTGGTGATGCTCATTGACCTAGTGAAGTGTTCTAATCACTGGAGCAAGAAGCATGAGTACGATCCAGTCGTTGGAGAAGTCCTGACAAAGATTGCCAAGTATCGACCATTTTTAAATTATGATCGAGAAAAAGTAAAAAAGA